GATCTTGTTTCAATTTAGTTGCTGCTTGAACTTCTGTAAGTTTCAATTGAGCTTTCGCTTTTTTTGTTTCTACGAAGCCAGAAACCGCTTGCCCAGCAACGCCGAGCAAGGGTTTGATTAACAAGTTTAACATTGGTTAAGCTGCTCCGCCCATCATTTTAGAAATGATGAACAAAACTACAATAGCGACTATTGCCGCCTTAATCCAATCTTTCATCTTCCAGTCACTCCATTCTTTGATGTGTGCCCATAGATCTTTTAATAAATTCATGTTACCTCCTATGAATAAGTTACTTTTTTAGATCGACCTTTCATACCTTGTGTGACTGTAGATTTATTTCCAGGAACGGACATAACTTTTCCTCCCTTTTTATACATCATACCTCCACCCATCATTTTTTTAGGTTTTTTCTTTTTTGGTCTCCCTACCTTACTTCCGTAAGTTCCTGGTCCTTTTGGCATTTTACGTTCTCCTTGTAAATGTTTATTTAATTGCGATCTACTAATTACCACTAGTGTAATACCCTAGTTTCATTTGTAAAGAAATGTTCTACTACACTTTCAAACAATTTTCTAGCACTTTCAGGCCCTAAACTTTCGACATATAAGTCTCTTGCAACAGAAATAAGAGCTGCAGCTACTTGATATTGATCTCCTTCTTTTTTTATAAGTTCTAATGCCATTACTTTAGCATTAGCTACTGTTTCAAGAAGAACTTTGTCGTTTTCTATTGTTGTTTCGGACATTTGCTACCTTTTCTTTTGATTTACGGTCTTTTCCTGCCTTATCTAAAGCTACATTAGCCTTTAATTGCGCTATATCTTCAGTAGATTCTATTTTCTCTTTCTCTATTCTGTCTTTTTGAGCTAATTTCTTCTCTTCCATGGCTTGTTTCTCGCCTGATACTTGTGCTTTTAGCTCTAAATCATCTTTTTTAAGGTTAATTTCTTGTTGTTTTAGGTCTACAAGTGGATCATCGCCCATATTATCAAACATTTCTTGTTCTTCACCAACCATTTGCTCAATAATTTCTGCAATTTTCATTGCAACAAGACTTTCAATTTGTAATTCGATTTGTTGTTGCTGTTCTGGAGGTATTTGTCCTCCTGATTGCATCATTAGTTCTTGCATTTTAGGTTGCATCTCTTCGTTAACAAGGGCTCGTGCCATAAATCCAACATGTTCTGTAATATGTGATTGTAAAACTGTCATTGCGGCAGGATTTTGTCTTACTAAAGCAGAAGACATAAATGCTCTGTGCGCACGAATATGTGCAGAGTGATCTTGTTCAGGAAATGCTAATGGTTTTTGAGCGTCCAATATTCCAGCGTTTTCGATTGCGGGATCTTGAGGCTGGGGTTGAGCTGGTGGTGGAAGAACCTTCTCAATACTTTGGACGCCCAAAGCTTCATACATTCGGCGATATGCCTCATGTAAATCATGCATTTGTGGATTTGATTGTGCGAGTTGTAATTGTGTCTGAGCCAATGTAACACGTTGTGCCATTGAAAATATATTTGGATCAGATACAGGAATAACATCAACACGATCATCAAAATCTGTTTGTTTTACCATTTGATCGCCACCTGCAACCATGTATGGATACATTGGTGGCATGTATTCAGATAATACTTTTGCTAATAATTTAAATTCTGTTTTTTGTGCGTAATGTAATCTTTTATGGATAGCACTCATTACTTTCATGCCACGTTCCATAATTGCCATTGTTGTACCAACAGGTTGTTGTTGACTACCTCCACCTTCGCCCATTGGCATGTCGGCTACTGCAGCAAAACGTCTTCCTGCATCAACAACAAAGCCTAATAAGGCAAATAATGTTTGACTTGGTTCTTTGTATGGTAAAGGCATTAGAGATTCACGCAAGTTTCCACCCGGTGCATCTACATCTCGCCATTCTCCTGGGTTGAGGGATTGATCGTCATCTTTAACTCGCAACCCTCTTGCTTTAAAACCAGCAGGGAGATTGGACAACGTACCAGCGTCGATAAGTTGACGGAGGGCTGCCGTTGCTGTTCTTGATAAACCCCCGAGCATGTGGATAAGACCAAAACCATAAAAACCAAGCCCAGGCAAAAACTTGTAGTGTACAAAATATTGCCTTTTGAGGCGAAGCCCATCTTCTGCTTTCCAGTTACGGAAAATAGATAAAATTTTTCCTGAATCTTCATCGATAGTAACAATGTACGGAACCATAACACCTGTTGGTTCACCTTTTTCGTTCTTATCTTCAAATCCTGGTATATCCAAATCAACATGCATTTCCAAAATATTAAATTCTTCTTCGGAGTATGTATCTGTCGATCCAGCAATTTCATTTTCTTTTGTTTGTGTGTCTGATGAGTTAGCTTTTGTTGGTTGTAATTCTATGTCTCTGTATAGTCCTGCTACTTGTCGCTTACGCAACTCGTTTGATTTCATCTTTACCACATGTGTTACACGCATGCATGTGTCTAAATCAGATATTAGATATGGTACGACAAGATCTTCTGCAGCTACAAATTTAGAAACAGCTCTTTCTAGATTTGCATCATAATAAACTTTTTTAAATGCTGAACCCGCAAGAGGCAAATGAAATAACATCTGATCAAGCTCTGGATCAAATTCTTGCATAACATTTGTTACTTGATAATTCATAAATTCTTTAACACGTTTTGCTTGTGCGTCAACTTCAGGATTAACTTCTCCTATAACTTGTACATTAACAGGTCCTCCTGCTGGTAATAATTCTTTATATGCTTGTGCTTGAAACTGTGTAACAGATTCTGCTAATAGTGGATGTGTAACCCCACTCGCTCCTGCAAATGGTTTATCACGTTGCTCGTATTTAAATCCAAGTAGATCTAAACCATCGGTATATGCTTTTTCCCAATCATCACGAGAGCTCTTATCATTCTCATAATCTTTTCGAAGATCACGTGATATTTGATCTAATGTTTCATCATCTAAAGCTTCTGCTAAATTACTATCATGTCCTTGATCTTCTATTCCTGCTCGTTGTGGGTCAAAATCAATTGTTGCCCCGCCTTCTTCGTCATTAATAATTTCAATGTTATCTGGTAAGCCTGTTGTGTCTGGCATTACATCAATTGTTGTTGCTTTTGCATCTTCCACACGCAAAGCATCTTGTGGATTAGGATATAGCTTTTTATCTATATTTGGATAATCCGTCATCTTTCTAGTAGCCATGTGATACTCCTAAAGGTTTAAATAATGGTACAAGGGGACTATACTGTTTTTGCACTAAACCACCATCTTTAAAATATTGTACTTGACTATACAGCATTTCTGGTACTAATTCAATCATTGGTACTTCTACAAAATTTCCACCTTGCTTGACTTTTCCTAATTGAACATCTGCTCCTGTAGTTTTAGATATTCGTTTAAGAGAGTCAGCGGCGTTATTATAGATAATATCGTACATTTGTCCAGCTTCATCTCCTGTGCTAGACCAGTGTTGTTTAACGACTTGAGAACTATTTGTAGCATAATGAGAAGGGGCATTTTCATTAATTTTAATTGTACCGTCGTCTAATATAGTAAATCTATTCTTTGCTGCTAAATAGACATCATTTTTAACAATTGTATCTACCCAATCTTTTGAATTTTTTAACGGTATATTAGGATATAAATCATTAATACTAACATTATCAACAATATTAAACATATCATTTAGTATTAAATCTCTATCGATTTTTGCTTGATCAAGTTCTTTTAATAAAGCTGGATTAACATCATTTAAGTCTAATTTTGATGCGGATGTAAATTTTTGTTGATTAAGCGTTAAACGTTCAATAAGTTCTTGTATTTCTGTTGCTGTTTTTCCCATCGGTCTAAAAATATATTCTATCTCTTGTAATAGTCGTGTTCTTTCCGTAGGATTTGCTGTTCCAAGTTGTGATATTTTTTGTTTTAATTTTGCTTTTTTAGTTGCAGCTTTTTGTAATAAGTCAGATTGTATCTCACTTGCTAAATCAACTGTAATTGGTTTACCAAATGCATCTTTCCCTTTTCGTGTATCTACTAGTGACCAACCAATAACATACGGCTCTCCTTCAAGCTTTGCTTTACCTGCATCAAATTTTACTGTGTCTGATTTAACATCATAAAAATTTTTATGTTGTGTTCCTTCTCGTTGTGCCATACTTGATAACTGCCCAGGATCACCTCGTATATCTGCTGAATCAATCCATATAATATTTTCTCTTTTAGAACCTGCTTCTGCTCCACTTAATCGTCCTGTGTCACCATATTTTAAATTACCTGATGCATCACTAAATTGAACTGATTGAACTTTCATTGCAGGAGCATTATCAATTAAATCTTTTATTTCTGATGCTTTAATTTTTGTATTAGAAGTAAATGTTTGTGTCTCTTTATTAAAGCCTCCTTTTCTATCTAATAATGTTCGTATGTATGAATCAACAAGTTCTTGTTCTCTTACACCGTTTTGTCTAAAAAAATTATGCCATTCTTTTGCTGTTAATGCTGCATCACCTGTTGATAAATCAAATCCATTGTCAAAAGCTTGTTGTGATTTAGAATAAAATTGTCTGTTATCCCCAACATCAATAATACGAGTTGTATCTATTCGTGGTACATCAGGAACATTACGCTCTACCATTTTTAAATTTTCATTAGGATGACGTCTAAGATATTTTTCTGCTTGGTTTTTATTTCTTTTTGTTGCTACGACTTGACCTGCATCATTAACAATATCATATGGTTTTGATTCTATGACTTCTACTTTTTCTTTTGGCATAAATTCAATTTCATCAACTATGTAATCTTCTCCTGTTTCACTAGATAATTTTTGTGCTTTATCTTCTGCTTCTTGTTTATTTTTTGTTTGGTATACAGTCTTGCCGTCCTTATCACGAATTTTAAAACGAATGTCTTTTGGCTTTTCTATTTGTTTTGGTTTAGGCTTCATTGTTTTTTTAACAGCAGCTTCTGCCATGCTAATAGGAATACCTACCAATGTCCAGTTTGGCAATGTTCCTGCCATAGCGAGCGCTGTTGGTATAGTAAGTCCTGCTGCTGCTAGAAATTGTTTATTTTGAAAAGCTTGTGCTAGTTCAGATGAATATAATCTATAATCTTCGTGGGAAAGATATTCACCTAGTCCAGGTGTCATGTAACGTGCCATTTCGTTTCCAAAGTCAAGGATCATGTTCCCCGTTAAG